TCAGAGTTTCTTTGGAGGGTGCGCGGCCATGTGCAGCTTGATCGCAATGACCTCGGCCTCGACGGCGGTTAGTCGGGTGCGAATCTCCTCCAACTCGATGGCGTGTTGCTTGCCATAGGTTGATTCGACCGCCATGTCCCGCACGAGCCGATGGACATTGTAAACGGTCCAGCATGACAGGGGCAGGATGATGCCGTTAACGAGGAGTAGGATGGTTTCGGTCTGGCTCATTGGCGTTCGAGTTCGTATTCGAGGTCGGCGATTGTATTCAAGGCATCGAGACACCACGCAGGAGCGGCGTCACGGGCGGCAGTCCAGTCGTCGCGGGCGCGGAGGCGGGCTCCGTTGTCGCGCTCCACGACGGACACGCAGCCGGAGAGGCTAATTGCCAGAAGGAGGAGGAGGAGGCTTGTCGCCGTAAACAGCTTCATGGTTGGCGTCTTTCTTGGCGTCCCTGCGCTTTGCGGCCTGCGCGGATTTCCATGCGTCGCAAAGCTGATCGACCAGCCTTGAGAGGGCCGGGATGGCTTGCAGCAGTGCGACGATGGCGGCGAGGACTTTGAGCATGGGTCAGGAGTGTGCCAGTTCGGTCAGCAGGTCTTCTGCGCGAAGGACATGACGCCTCAGCACCGGATCGGAATCGTGCCCGGTGGTAACTCTGGACACATCGCGCACGAAGGCACGCAGCTTGCCGTTCTCGGTTTGGAGCTTGTTCACCAGTTCGCCGAGGCGCAGAGCGTTTTCGCGCAGGGAGGCGCAGTAGTTTTCGAGTTCCTTGCGCGGGAATTGTTCAAGTTGTTTCAGTTCGGTTTCGGCGCTCATGATTTTGGATTTGTTAGGATGAAGTTTGGACTCACGCAGGGCGCGGGGAGCGCGAAGGGGAATGACCCCCCCGTGTCTTTGCGCCCCGCGTGAGGTGATTACTTGGCCTTATACTTGGCGATCAGTTCGGCGACGTAATCGCCCCAAGAGAAAATCCACGCGACGGCCTTGTAGGCTTTCGATGAATACACGCGGTCGATAGCCGCATCATCCGAGGTGGAGGGCGACTGTTTCACGAACGCAGAGATGGCGGTGGCAAGCGCGTTGAACGCGACGCAGGCCGCTCCGTAGTAGCCAGCATAGGTGGCAAGTTTGGCAATGAGTTCAGGGCTCATGATGTTGTGATGTATTTGGTTTTCCGTTACGTTATGCCGCTAGGCGGCGGTAAAAGGTGATCCAGTCTGCCTCTGTCGTGAGAGGACTGGTGGAGAGTTGACGCCAGAGCACCCACGCGGGGGTGCCGTGCGCGTAGGAGGGTAACGCAGTGATGTTGGCAGCACGCGCGATGCGCAGCCATGATTCAAGCGACTTGAGCGGATCGGCCAGCACGGGCGGAGTCAGAACGACAAGCCCGAACGACGTAATCGCCTGCTCGCGACGCAGTGCGTTGGTTAACGCAATGCGCAGGGTGTCGAATTGCAACGACGTGAGGCCGGGAGGGATTGGCAAGTCTTGCAATGCCGGAGCGATTGCCGGGCCGATTGCGGGCGGCAGCACGTAGTCAGCCGGAGGCGTCCATTCTTTTTCCGCCTCCCCGATTTCCATTTGCAGAAAATCCTCCGGTTCGCCAGTCTCGTCAGCGATAACGCGGGCGACGTTGACGCCGGTGATCACGACGGCCCCGAAGCACAGTCCCCAGAGGAAAGATGTAAGTTTCTCGTTCATGATGCGTGAGTGTATTGGGTTTGTCGTTGCGGGCGGGAGAATCCTCCCGCCCGTAATCGTTGTTTGTGAGGCGTCCTTACTTGCTCCCGCCGTTGATTTGCTCGCGCCAGTAAGCGGCAATTTTGCGAAGGGCTTCGCCCCGATCTGTTACGCTCTGCGGCGTCGGCTTGTCCGCGTAAGCCGTGATGATGCCGGAGTGCTCATCCTCGGCGAGTTTGAGCGCGCTGGTGCGATTCGTGAAATACAGGGCGTTGATCTTCTTATCAAACCATGCGTTGTAACCCTTCGTGACGAGCCCTTGGCGGGCGGATTTCTCATAGAGTCCAATGAGCACGTCGTTGCCTAAGCCGAGGTCTCGAATGCGAGTGGCAACGGCGGAAACGATGGCGCTGCTGCCAGTGCCGGGCAGGTCTCGGATTTCAGCTTCGCTGGCGTATTTCCCATAGTAGAAATAGGCTTGGCTCCCTTTGCTGAGAGTGAGCAGACGGGCGGCGAGCGCCTTATCGTCGGCGTCTTGTGCGAACACCTTGGCAAGCTCGCCGTCCACGGTGTTTTTATTGAGCAAGTGTCGCTTAATCAGAGTGGCGGCGGCACCGGCATTGTTGGCGCTGATTTCGTCAATGTGGTCATTGATGAGTGCGGCAACGACGTCTGCGGTCGCGGCATTGTGTTCAGCGAGGGAAGCTTTGCGTTGAAGACTCAGTGCTTTGACGGCTGCTGTGTCCTTTGCGATTTTCGCCAAGGCTAGCTTGCCATCCCAATCCTTGGTAATGGCAGCGACGGTCTGATTGAGTGCGACCGCCTGCGCAGTCGGGCTTTGTTCAGCCGGAGCGGCGGCGAAAAGGCCCACGCCAAAGGCGAGAGCCGCGATGAGGAGGATGTATTTCTTCATGGTGTTTTGATGTTTGGTGTTTGGCCCGACGTATCGGGAAAGTGGTTACGAATCAGTAGGAGGGAATGGCCGTCACCCATGTGACGACAGGCTCGCGCCAAAGCGTGTGCCCCGCGCTGTCCTGTTCGTGCGCGGAGTAGGTCATGAGGTTATAGGTCCACGACAGGTTTGTAGCCGTGGGCTTGATCGTGGCTGTGACCGGGATGTAAAACGTAATGCTGCCCACGCGCCCGCTGGCATCGATCTGGTTGCCGATGCCGCCGCTATCGGTGAGAGGCAGGTTGCGAATCTTGCGCGTGTCCCCGCCCGCAAGCGCGCCGGTGCAAGTGTAATAAATTTTCGTGCCGGTCGGGATGATCTGCCCGGTGACGGAACTGCCTGCGAGGTCCGGCGTGTGGATGTAGATCACCAGCGTGCCGGATGCGTAGTTGTCGATGGCGAGTTTGAGTTCGGCGTCGGTCCAACTTTCGCCAAGCTGGATCGTGATCTTGGCATACGCGGCGGCGGCGGGGACGTCGATTATGCTCGCGAGCGGACCGAACTTGTTCGGGAGGGTCCACTGTCCATTATCGGAGGGTAGCGATGACGGCGCGCGCAAAAACCCCGCGTTGCTGGATGTGCTGGACGTGAGTCTGATCCCGAGCGGCAGGGACGTGCTTGCCGGAACCATCGTCACGCCCGGCAAATTCGCCCAGCCCTGCACGGCGGTGTCAGCCTTCGCGCCTTGCTCGGTGGTGGCGAGGCCGTTGACCGTCGCGCCGGGCTCCACGGTCAGCGTCGCGCCGGATTTGACAGCGAGTGTGCTGCCGCTCGGCACCTGCCCCTGACCATCGAGCCGGGCATCAGGAACCGGGAACGCGGCGTGCGCGGCAACCGCAATCAGGAAAGTAGTGAAAAACAAAATACGTTTCATGGTCATTACGAAGCGAGCAAGGCGTTGTAGTGGAGGAAATATCCCGCTGCCGGTGCGGGGCCGGTGAGCTTGACCGTGAATCCGGCATTGGTGCGCGAAACGATGTCATGCACGAGGAAGTCGCCGCCCTCCGGGCGTTCGATGTCTAGCGAGATGGCGGGCTTTTGTCCGGCTGGATAGGTCGGCTGGAAGACAATGTTGACCGTGCCAACCCCGGCCTCAATCGCCACGACGCCAGAGCGCGTCCGCCCATCAAAAACGGCGGTTGCCGCATTGGCTGCATTGCCTGCCGCGTCAACGGCATCTGCGGCGGCTTGTTCGGCGGTGTCTTTGGCTTCTTCCGCCGCCGCCTTCGCTGCCTGCGCCTGCGCAACGAGCGATTGCATGATCTCAAGGTCTTCGGCCGGCGGAGCCTCGTCGCCGCGCAAAATGTCATTCGACACGTCAGCGATAAGCGTCCCCGACTTGGCAAATGGGCCTTCGTCCTTTCGCCAGATGAATTCTCCCATCAGCGAAACGGAGGCGATTTCGTCGTCTGAAAACAGGCCATTGTTCAGGGGGTCTGTGTTGAGGCTGAGATTACCAACGAAGGCGTGGCCTCCCGCCGCCCCCTGATACTCCCATGCGTCCATCAGTGCGACAGGTCCGCCGCCAAAATGACCGTTGGCCTTGAAACCGAATTTGATTTGCGGAGCCTCCGCCGTCACGTCGTCGGGCAGGAACGGTTGCAGGCTGTCGTCTAGGAACGTCAGGCGAATCAGCGCGAGTTCACGACGTTTAAACGCGATGGCCGGGGACGCCTCGCCTCTCGGCCCGACAACCGCCCGTGTGGAGTGCTTAATGAAAATGTCCATGTGCCTTGAGTGCTTTCTGACCAAGGCGCTATTTCCACCGGACACACACGCACCTACGCTTAGGCGACGAGCGGATAACTAAGATTAAACTCAAGCGTGGTGTTCCCCCGTATCCGCGATGCGGGCCATTGGCCAATTTGGCTGTTGGTAGTAACATACTCGATAAGACCCAACAGCGTCCCAATACCTTGCCCCGCTGAGGCGCCAAAACGGATGTGCATCGGGGTATGTCCGAGGTCATCAATATCAGCGGCACGGAGGTAAGCGGTCATGTGGACTCTGTTGAGGTCCCCGTAATCTGCCGTGCTCGGGTGATACTGAGCGGGGATGAGGCTGGAAAGGTTGAGTGAGACCGTCCCATTCAAATAACTGCTATTTACGCTAGATACCTGAACCCGCACATCAATCCAGACCCAGCCTCCGCGCACGATGTAGCGTCCGCCGCCGCTGCCAGCGGCTACCCTGTTACCCGTGTAAAAAATGTCGTTATTGGCCGGGTCGAAGCTGAAAACTTCCTGCAAGATCGGGTCGGGGTCAGGCACCTCCTCTGCCGTCACCACAACCACCCCGCTCTGCATGACCGTTTCTCCGCCGCCATCAACCACGGCGCGCACTTCGACGCGGTAGCGCCCCTCAGACATCGGAACGGCTGTCGTGTTGATGGCGTAGTTGTTCTTCGTCGCGCCGGAGCACACCGCGACCGATAATGTTTGCTCGCCCTCTGGCGCGTCTCCCGCGCCAAGCGTAACCCACGCGACCGACACGCCCGCAAGGTCGCCATCCGCCGCCACTACGGAGCCGGTGACGGGAAAGGACACACCAGCGGTTGCAGTAACCGGCAGGGGATTGATCGTAATCACGGGCGGCGTATCCGGGTCGCCTGCGGGCGGATCGCCATTGGGCGCTGGATCGACCGTCGTTTCCTCGCCGTTGTTCCAGTCCCAAACGCTTGCCGCCGTCTCGCGCAATTCGAGGTCAATGCCGAGTGTTGGTCCCGACGAGCCTTCGCCGTTCTTGCCGCCACCCAAGGCGGTCAGGTCGGCATCACTCACAACGAATTTCCAACTCATCACCTCGAACAGTTTCCCGTTCCAGCCGTAGCGCGGCATGTCCAGCGCAACCACATCGCCAGCCCGCACACGCATTCCCTGCAACTTCAGAGGCAGGCGCACCGTGATGTCCTGACGGCTCCGTTCCAGTTCGATCTTCGCCAGCCGTTGAGCCGTGGCCGGTGCCGTGGTGAAGGCATACTCCACGTCCCGCCAGATGCGTTCGTTGTTGTCCTGAGCGTAATACGTCGCGTTCTTGATCGGCGGAAAGTCGGAGGGTTGCCATTTCCCCTCTGGCGAAATGTAAGTGCCTTTCACGGCGTTGCAGGTTTCGCGCAGGCTGTCCCCCGGCTGAAAATTCACCTCTCCGCGCAGATCGGAAAACCCGAACGTGGCGGAAGGCTCTTGGTGCGCCCCTGCACGCAGCCGCCAAAGCCCGCCTGAGTAAATTGCCGCCCCCGCCATGCTCTTCAGCATGGATTCGAGCACATCACCCGGAGCGTCGCTTGTGTAAATCACACCGTTGCAGGTGTAGCGCCGCTCCGTCCGCCCGTTCTTCAGTGCCACAACCTCGTCGCAGATGTTCGCTGCCCGGATGGTGGCGGCGTCGTCAAGCTCGGCAGACGAACAGCCAAGTCCATAGGCGGAATCGCTCATATAGTCGCGGATGCAGAGTGCGGCGTTGCTGCTGAAAGCCGTCGTGCTGGTGCGCGGGTCGTAAACCTTTTTCCCCTCAACCAAAACCGAAACGTTTGGCTGTGCTCGAAACTTGTCCGTGTTGTATTTGATTCTTACATACACGTAGGCGACGCCGCGCAGCCGGTGGTTCGCCGTCCATTTGCCCGGCAGTTCGTTCATCAGCGTCGCGCACGCCGTCTGATTGGGCGAACCGGTGAAAAACTCCGCGTGAACCACGCCCACATAGCTGGGCACCTTCGCGCCGCCGTCATCGTAAATCGAAGTCGGCGCGATGCCCCGACGCTCCATTTCCTTCGTGTCCATCCAGTGCAACGCCTGATTTGGAGCGCCGCCGCTGGTTGGTGCCACGGCATTTCCGTTGGCATCCAGAGGCACGCGGGTGTCGTCCAGCCAGAGGCCCTTGATCGCATTCACCTCATGCCCGGCGACGGCGACAACCATGTTCAAATAGGTGTTTTTTTTCCCGCTCCCGGACATGTAGATGATGATGCCGCCAACGCGCTGCGTGCCGTAGATCACACGCCGCGCCGCAGCTGGCTCGCGGGTTGTCAGTGTCGCGCCCTCCAACTTCCGCGCGGCCTTTTCCATCTTCCGCTGCTGAATGCGCGAATAGACCATGCTGCCGACCATGACAGCGAAAGCCACGATGTTACCTACCGTGATTGTCATTCCTGCGATAACGAAAACGGGGGCTGCTAAAAATGGCATCTCTCACACCCTCCATGCTTTTGAAATTTGCGATTCAGGCACATGCGCGATGCCCTGCCTCAGCAGGCACGCCACGCCGGAGCCATCAACGACGCCGAGCATTTGCCGTTCGTATTCACCGGCTACGACAACGCACACGTCTCCACGCTGCGCCATCAACGGCGGCACCTCCGCGCATCCCAGCGCCGTCAGGCGGTCGGATACAGCCACCTCAAAGCCGCCAAGCTCGCGAATGGTCTGCTTGGCCGTCTGGCGCGTTGTCCATCCCGGCAATCCGGCCAGCACATCCGCGTAGCCAAGGCACTCCAGCCAGCCAGCCGCGAAATGCACGCAGTCATGAATGCCCCACCGAAACCCCTTGCCGCTGGCTTCAGCCAGGTATTCGTGAAGGCGCTTGGGCCAGTCGTCAGGTCTGATGCGTTCGTTTGTCATGATGCGTTCCTCCCCCACAAAACTTCCTTGTCCTGAAGATCGGCCACATACTCGAAACCCCTGTCGTCGGGATATAGTTCCTTCTGATCTTCGTCCGTGTAGCGCCGCTCGCGCGCCCGCTCCAAGTCGATCAGCCGCGACTCGCAACTCACCGTCACCGTTGTCGTCTCTCCTGTGTCCTGAAGGCGCATAGTGTCCATGCGACCGGCAAAGACCGGGATCGGATCATTCAGCATCGCAGCCGTAGCCGTATCGAAAAGCGCCATCCAAAGACGGATCACTCGCCCGCGATAGCCTTCCCCGAGCACGCGGGAGATCATGTCGGACGGGATGCCGGAAAGCGAAAGCTCAACGCCGTTCGCCGACACCTTCTGACTTTCCTCCACCTCCGAAATGTTGCCGTGCGTCCCCGTGCCGGTGAATGAACGCCCGGCCCATTCCAGCACTCCGGTCCCCGTCCATGTGCGCAGGGAGCCGGTTGCGAAATCCATCTCGCAGAGGAAGGCCGGGGCCACCACTGGGGCGGCCACCGCATTGCCGACGTTGGTTGAAAGGTCTCTGCTCATAGCGTTTAAACGTCTTCGACAGCATCAAACTGGAAATCCCACAGAACCCGTTTTTCGGAATCCCACGGTTGCGTTGGTGCGACCATGCGAAACGTCCGCGTCCCCGGTGCCGGATTCACGCCCGGAACCCACGGTGTCAGATTGAAGGTGAACGTGCCGACGATGCCGTTGAGGTCGTGTAGCCATGCGCCGAATACAGCCGCATCCTCCGTATCCATTTTTTGCATCGTGACAGTGATCTCCCAGCGTCTGGCATTCCAGTCGAACACCTGCTGTTGTAGCGTGAACGGCGACTGCACCGACGCCTGAACCCGACGAAGAGATGCCTTCACCTTGTCGGGCGGGACATTTGGAAATGCGAGCGGATAGGCCATGTGTTACTTCCTCCGGCGTTGTTTTTCTTCCATCGCGGCGATGGTCTTGCGTTCCAAAACAGGGATGAGCGCGGCAAGTTCCTGCCGCGTCACGCCCGCCTCGAACGTGTAGTTGAATGTCGGTCCGGCCTCTCCGCCAGTGCCGCGCGCCTGCGCCGCCGCGTTCGCTTCGTTGACCATGCGCAGCGTCGTATCCACCGCGCCACCCCCGGCGAAGCCCTTGCGGGTGACGCGCATCTGTTCCAACGCCGAGATCATCGGACCAACGCGCGGACTCTTGACCATCCATTGCGGGGCAACCCACTCGCCCGCGTGAACGACGCCAGCGGGCTTGTATTTCTCGCCGGGAGGCGTGTAGCCATTGATCGGTATGGGCAAGCCACCCGACGCGTAACCGGGCAGCATGTAGCCGCCTGAAAACTTCCCTCCGCCGCCCGGAATCCAAGAACCAAGCCCTACCGCTTGAAACGCCATCATCGCCATCTTCATGGAGATAATCTGCATGATCGCCTGCGAGATTCCCTGACCGAGAGACGACAGGATCGTCTTGAACCCCTCCCCGAAGCTCTTCGCGTTCGTGAGCGCATCGTTGATGCCGCTCGACATGCTGTTGAACCCGGCGTTCACCACGTCGAACATCGGGTCAAAGTTCTCGTCCATCTGCCTTAACTGCGCACTGAACTTTTCGAGACCGCGAAGGGGCGTCTGCTCGCCGCCCGCAATGCTTCCGCTGGCCTTCTCAATCTCGCGATGGATCGCGTCAATGCGTTGCTTGATGGTCTGCTTTTCCTGATCGGTGAGCGCCATCACCCATTCCGAATTGAGAACACGTTTAAACGCTTCGTAAGCCGCCAATTCCTTCTTCAGTTGCTCAACGTTGGCCGCACGGCGCTCATTCGTAGTTAAAAGCTCATTACGTTCGATCCTGCCCTTTTCGACGACGATCTTGGTGAGAGCGCCCTGCAAGGCGCTCTCTTGGGTGTTCAGGCGGTCGCGCAGCGCCTTTTCGTGCTCCGTGGCATCCTTCTTATTCTGCTTTTCCCGCTCCTCCGTGATCTTCTTTTCCGTCTCAAGAATCTGCTTCTTGAGAGTCGCCTCCTTCGCTGTAAACGCCGCCCGCGCGGAGTCCGCCGCCTGATTGTCCTCGTCGGTCGGAGGCAAGTATTGACCGGGATTGTTCGGGTCAGGACGCCCGAGCGCATTAAGCGTCAGTGTCAGCTTCATGCGCTCTTCGAGCAGCTTCTTTTGCAGCGCCTCCAGCTTGGCCTCGGGCTCCGTGATGGCCTCAAACAGAGCCTTGGATTCCGCCTCGGTATTCTTCTTGAGGTCATCGACCAGTTGCTTGCGAAGGGTGTCGCCATCCTTGTTGATCTTCTCAATGGCCGCCAGCTTTCGGGCCTGCTCATCGAGCAGACGATTCTCTTCGATGATTTTGTCGCCGCGTTCATCGGCCATCGTTAGAAGATTCTGATACGTCTTGATGGATGCCCCTAAAAATGCGCGTTCACCCTTTTCCTCTTGTGAGAGACCTGCGCGAATCCAGTAACCGTTTGCATCCGCAACCGGCTTCCCGTCCGCGCCCAAGGCGCGTCCGCCAATATCCGCTCTGGCAGTGGCGCGAAAATCCAATGGTGCCGCCCGTTTCTGTGCCTCGGCAAGCCATGTGGCGATCTCCGCACGAATGACCGAAAGCTCTTCCGGCGTGCGTGCGCCCGTAATCAGGCTGCGGGCATCACGGAGATGCGTTTCCCTCGCCACGTTGTTCGCGTTGAGAACATCGTCAAGCCGCTGCGCGCTCCCTCTAACCCATCCAGCCCCGGCCCCCGCCGCCGCGACAATGGCGACGAGCGGCGCAATCGTGGATACGCTGGCCCCCGCAACCACCGCCTTGATGAGCTTCACCACCCAGCCGCCGCCAATGAGCGCGGAAACGGCAGCGCCGACACCAATGCCCATATCGACCGCTGCCGGGTTTTCCCTGGCTGTGTTCGCTGCCCACGTCGCAAGATTGACGCCCTTCGCCGCCGCTCCAGCCAGCGACTCCAGAAACGACTTCGTCCCCGGCGCGTTGACCAAATCCGTCAGCGCCTTCAGCAACTCCCGGTAGGATTCCGTCAGTTCCTTCGTGGCATCCGCCGCCTGATTGGTGACGGCATCCTTCAGGTTGCCTTCGAGCACGGAGATATTGCCAGCAGCAAGCTCGCTCGCCTTCGCGAACGAAGACATCTTGCTCGTGAGAAATTCGTAAAGCTGCCCCGCCTCCTTTGCCCTCGCCACGTCCTGCGCCGTGATGCCGAGCATCATCGCCGCCTGCGCGTTGCGGTTGATGTTTCCCGTCAGGATGGCCGTCGTCTCCTGCCGCAACTGGTGTTGCTGGATGCCGAGCGCGGTCAGCGTCTGCGACATCATGGAGATAAGATTGACCTGCTTTTCGAGCGGGATGCCCGCTCCGGCCATCGCGCCAGACGAACTCTGAAAGCCTTCGAGCAATTCGCCGAACGTGGCGGAAGTCTCTTTCGCCTTTTTGCGCAACTGCTCAAGAACGCCAGTGCTGGCGGTCATGGCGGAGCGAAAATCCTTGTAGCGCTCCGGGTTGAACTGCCTCAGAACCGACGCCACGCCCACCTGCGCCTGTTCAAGCTGCGCGTTGAATTTCACGCCATCGGTCAGCGTGCCTTTCATCGCCGCCTTGATGCCTGCCAGCGCCCCGGAAATCCCCTGATTCGCCACCGCGAACGCCGCGCCCATCTTCCCCGCGTTCAACTCAACGTTCTGGCGCGTGCGCAACATCTCCTCCTGCAACCGGCGAAGTTCCGCCATGTCGCTGCCGACTTTCAGAAGGATGTCTGCGCGTGCCTGTGCGCTCATTGTTTTGGTTGTGACTGCGCCTTGGCTAGAAGGCGTTTAAACGGTGTGTCATTGGACTTCCCTGACTCGTAACCGGCCTGCCTCAGCAGACCTTGGATCGTTTCCTTGGCGGCATCGCCGCCTCCCATGATTGCCCCGAACGCGCGCACCATCAGCAAACCAAGCTCGCCATCTCGCGCGGACTGCCGCTCAAGCAAAAGCTCGACCTGCGGTAGTGACATATTCGCTACGGCAGGCAGATCGCGCCCCAGCAACAAGGCGGCGTCGGCGCAAAGATCGGCCAGCGTCAGCGAGAGCCGCTCAGCGTCTTGAGAAGGTCTTTGAGCTTTGAGCCGACCGTTGCCGCCTTCTCCGAAACCCAACGGTCGAAACGAGGGTCGTTGAGTTCTCGCACCCGGCGATTGAGAGCGTAAAGACTCTCCTCGTCCATGCCGTCGAAAAACTCAGGCTCCTTGCCTGTCGCGAGCGCAACAAGCCCAACGATGTCCTCGTAGCGGAAAAGGTATTCGTCCATCTGACGAATAGGAATCAGACGAATGGTTAGCGGCTCCGTGTTGCCGCCAATCATGGTGGCAACAAACGGCTCGCCGCCGTTCACGACGGTCATCTTCGACGGGGCGGCGGGGGCGGCAGGCGTAGTGGAATTTTCGTTACTCATGCCGTGCTCCCGTCCATAGTGAAGGTGACAGCCTGCTTCGCCTCGAAGGCGAGCGTGGCTTTGGTGACTTCGTTGGCCGTGAGGCCGAGCCCGCCGTCAACGGTAACGGCGCACTGAAACTCATTGGTGACGATGGCCGCTTTGTTAGCGGCGTCATCCGGGTCCGTGATATAGAACCTGACCTTGCCGTTGCGCAGGCCGGAAAGCCGTCCGTCGCCGAACACGCTGCCCAGCAACTTCACGTCCTCCAGTTCAAGTTTGAGAATTTCGCTTTGGCGAATCGCAACGATGCGGTCGGGGCGCAGAAGATTGTCCGCTCCCGGCACCTCGCGCTTGATGGTTTCGAGCGTCTGTTCGTAGTTGGCAATCTTGCCGATCAGGTTGACGGCAGGGCCGGTGGTGGGCGTCCAGACCGCGTAGGTCTTGGTCGGGATGATCGTTTTGGTAGGATCGAAGTTTACGTTGGGAAGCGGCATGTTGGTTTTACTCCTGCCCCTGTCGCCATTTCCACCGTCACCCTCGCCGCGCACGGATCACAAGCGGAGCCTCGAAACCAACCACGACCTCCAACTCGCCCGCGTCGGCCTCGGCACGCGCGAAGACCTCCTGCCCAAGCGACACCTCGCCATCGCCGCACGGCTTGCCGATCACGCCTGCAATCGCCGCCTGCAACGCATCCTCCAGAGGCAGGCACTTCCCGCCCTCGCCCTGCATGTTGACCGGAGGATTTTCAATGATCGAAACCGGCAGGGCCACGCGCACGGACGCGGAGCCACCGCGCGCACTGTCCGCCACGGCGGTTGAGGCAGTCCAGACCACGAGGACCAGTCCCGCCGATGCCAGGGCGCGTTCAACATCGCCGTCAATGTCTGCCCCGGCGTGCTCGACCAGAACCGTCGCTCCGTTCAATTCCGGCACCGTTGCAAGCACCGCCCTCAACTCTTCACGAACCTGTTTAAACGTCTTCATTGGTTAAGATTTTCCGAGTGATTTGCGCAACGCCTCCATCTGCTTGCGCACGAGGTAAACCTGTGTATCCGCCCGCACCTGATTGATGGCTCTCGCAAAGATGCCATGCTTCGCCCCGACCGTATCCACGCCGGGCGTGTAGTTCACGATGCGGAAGAAGGCGGAGCCGCCCGCGCCTGATCCGCTTTCGACATGCGAGAGCAAGCCAAGCTGGCGCGAGGTGTTGTTAATCACGAAAGCCGCGTTGCGCCTCTGCTTGTTGATCGCCCCTCCCCGGCGAAACATGAGGAAGCTCACGCCAAGCAATCCGGCACCGCGTTGACGGCGGGAAAGCTCCTGCGCCACGGCAAGACCGCGACGACTGCGCCGACCCCTCGTAAGCTCCGCCCTGCCTCTTTCGCCGCGCTTCAGGCGCGCATTGCGCCCGCTCTCCCAAATGCTTTTGTAGGGTTCATCCGTGATGTCGTAGGGGTTTTCGTAGTGCTTCCCGTAATTCTTCCGGCTGAAGATCGTCCGCCATCCCCGCGCCTTCGCCGCTCTGAACATCGGGCCAGACCAAGGGGCCTTGCTTCGCTGCGTGCGCAACACCCAAAACCCCTGAAATAGCTTGATGCCGAGGTCGCGTCCTTTCTTTTCAACTACCTCCACGTTCGTTTTGCCGGACAACTGCTCATACATGGCAAGCTCCGCGTTGAGCGCGTCCAACGCCTCAAGCGAATCGCCAATCTCAATCGACAACAGTTGCCCTTGCTGGCTCACGGCGCGGCCTCCACGAGCTTGACGATGAACGTCACGGTCACGTCTGACGGATCGAAGTCCTCCACGTCCTTGATGCTCAATTTTGCGCCACCAGTGCCATAACTGAACACGTCGCCAGTCTTGGGTTTCGCTTGCAGCTTCGCCAGTTCGCTACGGGCGATCACGAGGCGCGAACGCTTCACGGTGCCGATCTTGGTGTCAGCCTTCAGCGGATCGTCCGTGCCCTCGTCCAGCACGCCAACGATTGGGGTGTCACGGAAGGATAGCGCGGCCTTCGTCCCGGCCTCTGCCGCCAGTTCGGCGAATCCCGCCGCAAGTTCGTCCTCAAAGCTCATGGTAAAAACAGGTGAAAGGGTGAAAGAAAAAGCCCCGCCCGCTTTGCAGGCGGCGCGGGGCTTGGGTGTGCAACGACCAATCGCACAAAAGTTATTTGGTGGGTTCTTTTTTCTTTGCTTTCTTCGCAGCGGCCTCGCGGCGAGCGGCGGAGGCTGAATTGTGTTTTCGGATACCGACCGGATTGCGGAAAATCTCAAACCGGTTGGCGTCCGACTTGTCCATTTCCGCGCGGGCCTCCTCGCCGCTCTTGCCGAGATAGACAAGGGACGGCTCGGCGGAAGCGCCCGGACGATCAAAACCAATGACGATATGCAGGCCCATTTGTCGGTCTCCGGGTTAGGCGCGCGCGGCGGAAATGATGCGGTGTCCGGCGTAATCGACCAGCGAACCGGCAGGATTGGCGGCCCCTTGGCGACCAAGCGACTTGCCCCACACGACGGTAGGGGACCAGAACACGTCGCCCGTGCCGGGCTCCTGCCACGAGACGGCGGCCATCGTAACTCCGGTGTCCGGGTCGGTGATGGCCTCACGGCCCATCACCTGCGGAATACCGAGTTGCGCGACAACGGCAGGGTCGAAGTCGTCGGGGATGCCGACGAGAAGCGCGAACGCGCGCGGATCGAAAGCGAAGCCGGTCAGGTTCTCGCCGTTGGCTGGGAGGTCGGGATACTCGAAGATTTCGGCGAAGCCCGCGACATTGGACCAGCGGCGCAGGGACGTGCCGCCGACCTGCTGACCGTGGTAGTCCTTTGAGGCGACGCGGGTGTCTGCCCCGAAAACATTGGCAACGTCGGTATTGATGATCGCGGTGCGCCCATTGGTGAGCGCCCCTCGCTTGTTCATCTTGCCGGTGACGCCGGTGAAGGCTTCGAGTTCGGAGTCCTCAACGGGGATGATGGTCTCCTCCGAGAAGTTGGCAAACTTCACCTCGGAGAGAAGGTCGTCAATGACGGCCTTGGCGAGCGCGTAGCCCGCGTTGGCGATGACCTGCTCATAACGCTGCTTGTTGTCCTTGATGCTCTCAAGGTGCGTCCACTTGAGCGGCACATGCTTGTGGCGATTGACGGTGATCGGCAGGTCGGTCAGGAGACCGCGCGCGGACTGCACGCCGTTCTTGTATCCGCCATTGGCGGCGTTGTAGTCGGCGACAACCGGGATGCCCGGCACGTGCGCGATGTAGGTTTGATCGAGCTTCAGGCGGTCAGGCCGGAAATCGGTGCCCATGCGGTTGACCGCCGGAATCTGCTTGGTGAAGCTGCGGATGACATCGAGAAGGATCTCGGAAACGGTGAGCGTGAGAGCCATGTGAGTTGTTGGTTACGGGTTCGAGTTGCGTGAGTGCGAAAAGTGGGAAATCAGCCCTCCGCGCGGAGCTTGGCGGCTTTGGCGGCGAGGCGTCCGCGTTCGGTCGGGTCTTTGGTGGCGGCGAGCTTGGCGCGCACTTGGTCGAGCGTTTCCTCGGCCTTGCCCGAATCGGATTTGCCTCCGTCAGAATGAACCGGAGGAACGCCGGCATTGGCGGCGAGTTGGGCGGCGCGCTCGCTGGCGGTCTTGGCTTCGCCTTTGAGGTTGGCGATTTCGCCATCCTTGGCCGTGACTTCCGCCTTGGCGTCGGAGACCTGTTTTTCGAGAGCGGCCTTTTCGGCGGCGTGTGCGGCCTTGGCGTCCGTGAGCGCCTTTTCGGCGGCGGTCACTTTGCCGTTGGCTTCGAGAATTTGTGTCTCCAAGTCCTTGATACGGGCTTGGGCGTCGGAGAGTTGTTCGGGAATGGTTTTGGTGGATGCGCTCATGGTGCTTACACCCCTGCGTGCATTTCCACTCAGCCCCGCATGTTGATGAGCGCGGCGAGGCTCGCGCGGGCGTGCTGGATGTCGCCGATGTCGTCAATCAGGCCGGTTTCACGTGAGCCTGCCGCAAGCAACGTCTGCCCGCGCAACGCCTCGTCTTTCACGCCCGGACGGCGGCTCTTGATGTCGCCTTTGAACATGCTGAAAATCTCGTCGGCTCGCTGCTGAAGATGTTCGCGCTGCGCCTCCGTCAGCGACGTGCCGGGAATCCCCATGCCCTTGAGCGTTCCTTCCTTGTTTTTGACCACATCAACCTTCAGCCCCATCATTTCCGCACGGCGCGAACTATCCAAAAAGGGGATATAGACGCCGACGCTGCCGACGCTGGCCGATTTGCTTGCGACGATCATGTCTGCCTGCGAGCCGAGCCAGTAAGCGGCGGATGCCATGAGGCTGTCCGTGAAGGCGACAACCGGCTTGTTTTCCGCCGCGCGCGCAATGGCGGACGCAAGCTCAGGCACTCCGGTGGTTGTTCCGCCCGGCGAGTTGATGTTGAGCAAAATGCCGCTCACGTCCCGGCGTCCCAGCGCCTCGGTAATGTCGTTTGCAACGTCTTCCGTGCTGGTCGCCCCGCAGGACTTTTCAAAACTGCCGAGTCCCTTGCCGATAGGGCCGAAAACCGGAATCTCAGCGATGCCGCCCGCAACGATCATTTGCGGCAGGGCGTCACCGAAAAATCCCTTCGCCGGACGCGCCGCCTGCCACTCTTCCGCCGTCATGGCGAGGCGGCTTTCGAGCAAGTCGGCAATGGTGGCGTGTGCCGATGGCACAATCAGCCAGGGCTCGAAATGCACCGCATGGTAAACGTGTTGGAATTTCATTTTTTGGTCTCCTGTTTTTCGCCGGTTTTCCCGGTGTTTGCGCTGGAAGGGCTGTCATTCGGCGTGCTCTGCTTGAGGAGCGACAGAGCCGTCTCCAGCGACACACCGCGCTTTTTGGAAATGCGCTGCGCCCGCTCCAAAAGGTCATCAACCTCACGCTCGATCTGGTCGCGATTTACTCGGTAGTCCTCGCCGCGCATCCCGTAGTGCTCCGCCTCGGACATGAGGCCGTATTTCACGTCTTCGCGGTCCTCTGAGGAGTTTCGCCCGGCATCAACGGAGAGCTTCGCCGGAACCTGCCACTTCACGCGGAACGCCTCGGGATTGTCCGGCAGCTTGCCGCGAGCGATGGCGTTGCCGATCACGTAACCCCAAATCCGGCGCATCACGCGGCGGATGAAATTCATCTGGCGCTCCGTGAACCGGCGTTGTGCCTTTTCCATGACAAACCGCATGGGAGCGCCGCCGATCTTTTCCGGGTTCCACAGAAACTCGTAAGGGACGCCGAGCCCGAAGGCGATTTCCCGAATCAGAAACTCAAGGAAACCGACGAAGGCAGGGGAGGGGCGGTCGTATTCGAGCACGTCAAGACTCTCGTCGGGGTGAATAACCGGAATCGTCGCCCCGTCCTCGATCTGCTCGCGCGTCAGCCGGGTTGGCTCGTGCGCCTCAATGTCTTCGTCCTCCCATTGCCCCGGATCGACGGAGCCATTGCGCGCCTTCAGGACAGCCCGCCATGACGCAAGGGCCTTGATTGTCTTCTTCTCGAAGCCGAGAGTATCCTTCTTGTCGCGCGCGTGATTGATCGCCCGGTGTAGCTTGGTGATGCTGCGCAATTCGTCGGTTTCGGTCGGCTCGTGATACAGGATGAACGAACGCGCCGGAATCTCCCGAAAGCCGCCATCGCGCGTGCTGATGCGATAGGCCACCGGACGGTCAAAAGCGTCAACGCGGACGCCATCTTGCAGACCAGCGGCATCCTTGCCGAAGTTGCCGATGCGATGCCCGCGAATCGTCTGCACGCGGGGATCGCCCGCACCGTCGTCAGTCAGGACGATGCCGATGTCGCCATCGCGCACCTCGCCGATGTTCCAGAGAAGCTGAAGATGGTCGAAGTGGTTTGTCCCGGCGAAGTCCGCGCGATTGCACCAGTCCTCCCAATAGTCCTCCGCACGGTCCGCCCATGCCGTTTCCGCCTGCGAATGCGGCTTGATTCCCGTGCCGACCGTGTAGCGCGCCATCTCGTCAATCGCGCCGCCCGTGAGGCCGTCGTTCACGTAGAGATTGCGTGCCATTGACATGAACTCCAGCCGCGTCCACGACGACATCGAATCCTTCGTATCCCCGACATGGTAGGGGATTGGCGTGCGGTCTGTCGTGCGCTGGATCGCTTCGTAAAAATGGTATGCCGCCGCCACCGCCCGGTTGTAATCGCTCGGCGTGATGCGGGCCCGTTGCGCCTGCTTTTCAGCGCGTTTAAACGCATCGGGTGAAATGGCGCGGGCAATGGTCGCGCGGGCTTTGGCGATGAATCCGGCGTCGTTTCTCATGTGATGTGAGCGCGGGAAAAGTCGGCGACGATCACCCTTGATCGCTTCCCGTAAACTTGAGGGTTAAGCCGCTGAAGGGCGGCGTTGATTTCGGTCAGGTCGTCGCGCAACTCCGCCATTGTCATGTTGTCCTTGGAGAACGCCTTTCCGCCGCCGCTCACGCTCTGGAAACGCTTGCCCTTCCTCGCCGCGTCAAGCTGCGCGAGAACGTCGCTCCTCATCGTGAGGAGCGTTGCTTCATCCAAACCGTAATAGATGCCGGAAACGCCTGCCATGCTAACCTAGGCGGCTTTTCCACCCGATGGAGCGGCTTCCTCCGGCTCGCCCCCCGCCTCCTCCTCAATGCGACCGATCTTCTTGGCGATGACTGCCGAGACCATAATCATGCACTCGCAGTCAAAGTAGTGATTGGCGCGGCGCTTCCGCACCCATACGAACTTTTCCCGACCGCGAGCATCAACCTGCTCCTCACGCTTTTCCGCCGTGATCTGCTGCAAGTATTCCCGCCCCACCTCAGAGGGGATTTGCCAATCCTGTTCAACGCCGGTCATGGCGAGCCCAAGCATGTCCTTCACGCCGGGGTTGCTCCAAAGGTAGAGCTTGATGGGCCTCACCTTGCCTTGGAGTTGCGTGCCAATGGCGGGGTCGGCATGGGAAAGCGCCCACACGCGGCGCACGGTTTTCTTCTCTCCATCGACTTCGACCACAGATGAAAACGCCTCGCGGTCGTCTCCACGGAACGCCTTCCATTTGTATTTCAGGCACGCTTTGTAAACCCGCGCGGAGTCGTGCGCTGAGTCGATGACCGTGTTCTTCGTTGGCACACCAAGCGCGACGCGCAACGCCTCTGCCTCCGCCTCTGCTCCAACCTTGCCAAACGCCACCAGCCGACTTGAGCGCCGGTCTTTGGCAAACGCCCGGCACACGAAACGGTAATGATAATGCGGTGCCTCCTGCACGTCGAGCGCGAGGAACAGGGAATCCGGGGTAAAGTCGTCCCATGTGATCTGATATGTGCCATCCTCGCCCTTCTCAGGCAGGACGTAATCAATCATCCGATCTTCAAGGAAATCGTAATCGTCAATCTCGCGCAACCGATCTTCCCACGGCTCGCCGAGCGTCTGATTGATAAACTCCATCAGTGGCTCAACGTCTCCGAGCTTCAGGGCGCGGTCCGCCATGATCTTCTCTTCCACGATTTCCCGCCACTTCACGATAGGCGGCAGCATGGCGTTCCAGTGGAACGAGACGTTTTTCTTCGATGCCTTCGGATTCATCGGAATCCAGCGCCCGACGCTCGCGATGTGCTGGCGTGTCTTCGGCTCGTCCGCCATCAGGTGGCCGCACGCGGCGCACTCGTAACGAATGGCCTCTGCCAGCGTATCGAAATTCCAGATACCACCGGAGACCGCCCCCGGCACGTCTCGCCAGTCGCAAACCTCCTCCTTTCCGCCTGCGCGACGACATGCGCGAAGCTGCGCTATCTTCAGGGGCTGTTCATGTGAGCAACAGGGGCAGGCAAAATGCCACTCGCGCTGATCGCCTTCGAGAAAGGAAACGTGCATCGCATCCTTTTCCTTTTTTGGCGTCGAAATAGTGACGCGACGTGAGTTCCAGAACGACCGGATGCGCTTCGTCACGCTTTCCAGCGCCCCCTTGGGATACTCCGTCACCTCGTCCAGAAACAGCCAGCGGATGGGCTTCGACTTCAGCTTCGATGACGAGTTGGAGCCGGTGACGTAAACCGTCATCGTCTTAAACCCGATCTGCGACAGCTTGACCTTGTGCCGCGACTTCTCGCCGCCTTCGCCGCTCAGGAGCAACCGGGCGACCGGCTCGCAGTCCTCGAACATGGGCAACAGCCGCTCGCTGACGAACGTTGCCGCCTCGTCCGCCGCCGCCTGAACCCACATCGCCGGGCCGGGGTCATTCGCAATCGCCCATTCCAGAAGGATCATGATCGTCAGCGTCTTTGACGACTGCGCCGATGTCATGGCGGCGATGTTACGAACCGAGTTGTCCGTAAAGACCTCCATCAACTCCCCGACGAACGGAGAATTTGCCAGCCGCCACGGACCCGGAAACGGCGAGTTCTTGTCCACGTTGACATGCGCCTCCGCCCACTCGTGAGGCGGTGAGCGGTCAATCGGCTTCAGGCACTCGGCGAAGACTTCAGCCAGCAGACCCATTGCGCGCCTCCGTCTCTTCGTCGCACTCTTCGATGTCCGCGAAGCGCTTCCTCTGGCGCGTAACCTTCAGCCCCTTTGACAGCCGCAACAGAATCCGGTCAACCGCCTCGTTATAGACCTTCACGGCCTTGTCCGTGTCGGTCATTTTCATGACCTCTTCGCAGATGGACGCCGCCTGCCCGTAAAGGTCGCTGCGCAGGCGCGTGGCAATCTCCGCCGCCTCGCGAACCACATCCTCGCGTGAAATCAGTTCCCCGCGCCGCTCCGCATTGTCGATCTCCAGCCGTTCGTTGATGAGCAGGATTCGCTTCGCGTTTAAACGCGGTAACTCGTCCTCCAGCGAGTCACCGTCAACGCCTCCGCCGCGCCCGGTTTCCTTCATCCAACGCTTCCAATCGGGAATGCTCCAACGGCCATTCGAGGCCGGATGCGGCGGGCCGTTGCGCTTCAGCTTTCCCCACCGGTCGATTGTCTGGCGCGTCACGCCGAGCGCGTTCGCAAGCTCGACCTTCGACTTCGCCCACGCCTTCGAGTCGGCGGCGGCAACGTCTTCGCCGTTGGCAACGGACTGGATCAGCGCACGCTCCGCCGCTGTCAGCGTCTTGCCCGACTTCAGCTTTTTGAGCACGTTGCCGACCTCGACCTGAAGCCCCTTGCGGGCGGCCTCGGCTAGTTCTTTATTCAAGCTAGCCATCGCGCATCACCTTCCCGAGCGCCGCCGTCATGGCCGCGCCCTCAAAAAACCGTTGTCCTGGCTCCATGCCGCACCACCGGAGAAAGGCGTCCCGGACGGCCTTCGACGGGAACACGAGCACGGCGTAATGGTCGCCCCCCTCCGTCGCATCGCTCTTCTCGACGTGCTCCTTTCGCGCGTCCTTCATCTTCTTGATGGCCTCGATGTCAGCCGCTCCGCCTTCGTTCTTGTCGTCAAACAGACCGCCAAGCTCGCCGTTCTCAAAAATCACGTCGAAGTCTGCTGCGTCGAAACCCAACCCATCCGGCGCGTCGCCAAATTCCTTCACGATCTCGGCAAGCCGCTCCTCGTCCCATTCGCCCATTGCCGCCGGGTTGTTGAGGAACACGTTCAGGCTCTTTTCCTTCGCCTCCGGCAACCGGACGGCGGCGACGGTCAACTCGTAATCGGACCGGCCTTCGATCTCATCCAGCACAGACAAACGCTGGTGCCCGCCGACCAGATTGCCGGTCGTTTCGTTCCAAATCAGCGGCTCCACGAGGCCGGTTTTCTTCAGCTTCTTCTTCAGCCGTTTCCGGGCGTCGTCTCCAATGATGCGCGGATTGTAGGGCGCATTCTGGATCAACGCCCGGCTGATCGTGCGCGCCGTGAAAGTCTGGTGTTTTGTCACCTTGGATTTTGCCGCCTTCGCCATGTTTAAACGCTCTCCTTTCCGCCGCCAAAGCCGCGCCGCTCGAAGTGTTTCAGGCCATCAACGTATCGGGAATCCAATGACGCGCCGACGAAACGCAAAAAGGCATCCGTCTCCCCGGCGTCGCGGAACACGACAACAACCTGCGTGCCATCCTGCGTTTCCTTTGGCGTCGGATCGCCACCTTCACCGCCGGGCTCCGGCTCACCCTCGCCACCTTTTGCATCCGTCAGGAAATCCAGTTCTCCCGCCTCGAAGCCGAACTCCGGCAACTCCTCCGGCCTGAACTCCTCCATGAGCTTGCCGAGCGCCTGCAAATCCCATTCGCCCATTGACGATGCGTTATTGAGGAAAACGTTAAGCTCTTTCTCCGTTCGCTCGTCCACGTCCACGGCGGCGACGGTAAGGCGGTAATCGCTGCGCCCCTCCAATTCATCGAGAATCGAAAGCCGCTGGTGTCCGCCGACCAGATTGCCAGTTCGCCGGTTCCAGACGAACGCATTGACCAACCCCACGTCCTCAATCTTCGCCTTCAGGCGGCGGCGGGCCTCCGCCGTGATCCGGCGCGGGTTGTAGGGTGCGTTCGTGATCTGCCCCCGCTCGATCTCTTCGGGCAGGAACTTTTGCAACGCGGTGCGCTTGGGAGTGATCTTAACCTTGCCCATAAAAATCCTGTCTGGCGATGGCCGCTTCGATTTCGGGAAACACCTTCACGATCTTCGCAAAGTCTGCCGGGAAGTGCTCCCGCACCTGCCGCAATTCCAGCGGTTCAAGCAGACCGAAACTGTGACCGAAAAGCTGGTAATCGACTGGCACCGGCAACCTGCGATGCTTCATGTAAGCGAAAATCTGGCGGTCGGAGTAGTCACCCACCGGATACAAACGGCGGCTCTTCACATCAACGCCACCACAAGCCGAAATCATCCCGCGCCGTTCAAGCGAATCGTTCTTCTTCTGACCGTAGGCAAACCACGTCGCGCCAGTCTTCGCCCGCAAATACGCCTCCACGTCAACAATCGTGAGGTCGGGCGTCTTGGCGGACAGATCGGAGCCGGGCCTGTAGTAGTTGACCTGAAACGCCGTGCTCAGGCTCCAATGCGGAAGCCGGATAATTTCGATGCCGTAGCGCCGCTCCGCCTGCCGCAGGTAGGCATCCTGGAAGGACAGCCCCGGAACGACATACATGAAGAAGGCCGTCACCTTTTTGAAGTGACGGCAACAGAGGTCGAGCGCGACGATGCTGTCTTTCCCGGTCGAGAACCCTACGGCTGCTTGGTCGGACAGCGCCGCCGCCTGCTTGACGATGCGCGTAAGCATGGCGGCGAAAGTGGGAGCAGGGGAGGGAGTCGAACCCTCATCTCCACGTTATGAGCGTGGCAAGTTACCGTTACTCTACCCGGCTGCGAAAGATCAGCCGCGAGATGCGCGGTTTGCCCGTGCGGTGTTGCGGCGCGTGCCTCGCGCGAAGGTTCGGGCCGCGCGTGCGCGACGGTCATTGCGGTTGTTTTTTGGGCGGATTGTTGCTCGTGCCATATTGGGTGATCTCCAGTTAAAGGTTCACCCGATGCGCGATTTCCACTGCTACGAGCCGCAGGGAAGTGCCAGACGGCGTGGCGGCGAGAAAAACGCCTCCGCCTCCGCGCGTGTTGCCACGCCATCGTAATGCTTCGCGAGCAGCCTCAGCGAGCAATGCCCCATTACCTTTACAGCTGGGCCGGGGTCGCCACGCAGCGCAACGAAGTATGTGGCGAAGGTGTGGCGAAGAATGTCATGACCAAGTGTTACGCTTGCCCGCATTGCCGCCTCGCGTCGCTCGTGAATCCAGCGAGGGACATTAAGCGATTCGGGAGCCTTGCCTTTGGACAAACGCGGAATGATTTCGCCGCTGTCGCGCTGATAGAGCGCCAGTTGCGCCCAAAGGATTGTCGGCACGCCTTCGATGATGCGCTTGTATCCAGTTTTCGCCACATCAGGAGGAAGCATGATGTAGCGTTCCTTCACATGGATGTAATCCCATCGCATCCGGCAAACTTCGTAGGGCCGGATGCCAGCGAAGAGGGCAAGGGCGAACGCCGGGCGGTATGCCTCCGAGGTGGCGAGATAGAAGGCGTGTGCTTCGTGAGGTTTGAAGAAGCAAACTCTATCTCCTTTGTCACGCGGCAGACGAGGCAATACGGGCTTCCCCCACTCAGCATCAACATCCAGCTTAATCAGCCTCTCTGACCTTGCCCATCGAAGCAACGTAAGCAACTCCTCTGCGAAGCGGCGGCTCTTTTTCTCGGCAATTTCGCGAACGTCATCGCGGGTAAAGCTGTCGGCTTCACGATCTGCCTCTGCCATCTCTTTCTGTATCCGCTTCGAGAAAACATCGTAATTGACGAGCGTCATCCCGCGCAAGTCCAGGTCATTGCGGCTCTTGATAAACAGGGGGAGAATTTCGCCAAGCGTCTTGCGTTTTTTTTGGAAAAACGGGAACGAAATCATTTTTCCGCCTCCACTCTGAAGATGCCCAATTTGCCTTTCAGCGGAACGAAGGGCAACGGCCTCGCATTCCGCAACACATAGCCGAACGGTCCATCAAACCACGGCGACGGGTGCGAGGTCACGCAATCGACAATTTCAGCAACGCCAACGATGCCGCCTAGCGGCGCGTGTTCTTCGCTCAAGTCTTGAGGGTATGGCCTGCCAAGGGCAGAGCCAATAAACTCCTCGTCCTCAATGTGAATCGGGTAAGGGTTCAGCCCAGAGTGAATCAGGACAGGGCCGCGGTAGTTCGTGCGCCGGGTTCGGTTTTCAACGTCCTTGAAACCATGCACAATGAGGAAAGACCACGGCTGACGGATCGAGAGAGCAACGCGCGGCAAGTCTGGATGCTGCCGGAATAGTGCTGACAGCGTGCTGACACCAGACGGGCGGAGGGTGTCCAGCCTGTCGAGCGGATGAGGGGACGGGAGGGGGGATGGTGATATGTGCATGTTTGGTCGTTTGCGGAGCGCAGCAGGCCTGCTTTTTCTGCTTCATTGAAGAAAAAACGGATGCGTTTAAACGGCTCAAGGTATCAAAATGATACTTTAAGTTATTGAGCATCAGCACCTCATTCCGAGGGAAGAAATTTTTCCTTCACAAAGTGTCAAAATGATACATTGTGAAATTCAGCAGAGGCATTCCGCCAAAGCAAAAAACCGCAAACGACCATCAGCCAATGAAACTGTCTATTACTCTGTATCAGGAGCCGCCTCGCAGCGGATTCTACAAGGCCAACATCTTTGGCCGCGTCGCAACCTTTGGCTCTCGCCAGCAAGGAATTGACGCGCTCATGGCCATGAGATTTCCGCTCTCAATCGAAGGGCGAATAGAGGAAGGAAGCTTCGGCGAAATCGTCGTCGTTGACACGCCACCATCCGGGCACGGCTTGCTGACTGGCGGCGAGCTGGCGACCGCCATGAGATTCGGGCAGGACTGCTTTGGCGGAGGACATCCGGGGCAGATCGAGCGGATCAACTGTCAGGGCGTCTGATGGTAGTTCCAGCACTGACGAGACCAATTTCACGCAAACGACCAACGATGCAATCCACCAAAAACCACCTCTCCACACCAATGAGCAAGAACCAAATCTTTGCTCTCATTGATGCCTATTTTGACGAGGGAAACGCAAACATCACTTTCACCACTGATGCTGACGACGTTCGCCGCCACGTGACGAAGGAAATCGAAGCATTGGGATTCCTCACGAAAGCAATGGAGCACGTCAGCGGGGCCATTGGCCTCATCCAAAAGTCAGCCGCCAACGCCGAAAGCCTTGCCAAAGCCGCCGCTGACCTAGCCGCTCGCAAGTCAGGCGGAACCTTCACCGTCGAGATCAAGTCCGCCGATAAGCCGACCGTGAAGGTCGAGAATCCGCACAAGCAGTTTGCCGACCTCCTCACCATCATCGCCGCTGGCTGCAACGCATACCTCGCCGGGCCTGCTGGTAGTGGCAAAACAACTGCCGCCGAACAGGTCGCGGGTGCGCTCAAGCTGCCGTTTCACTTCACCGGAGCGGTCGCGACAGAATGGCAGTTGACCGGATTCGTTGACGCGGGCGGCAAGTATCACTCCACGCCATTCCGCAAATGGACAGAAGAGGGCGGCGTTTTCCTTTGGGATGAAATCGACGCCAGCGATGCGCGCGCCCTGCTTCGCTTCAACGCTGCGCTTGCGAACGGCATCTGCGAGTTTCCAGACGGCAAAATCGTCCGCCTGCATGAGACGTGCGTTGCGATTGCCGCCGCCAACACCTACGGGCAGGGTGCGGATCGGCAATATGTTGGCCGCAATCAGTTGGACACCGCCTCGCTGGATCGCTTCGTTTTTCTCGGATGGAAATATGACGAGGAATTAGAAACGCGCATCGCCGGAAATCTCGAATGGACGCGCCGCGTGCAAGCCATCCGCCGCGCGGTCGAGTCCATGAAGGTTCGGGCCGTCGTCTCGCCTCGCGCCAGCATCTACGGTGCGCGCCTCCTCGCGCAAGGCATGGATGCCGCCACCGCCGAAACGCTCACGGTCTGGAAGGGAATGGACGCCGCCACGGTCGCGAAAGTTAAAGCTCAAATCCGCTGAATCATGACAACGCACTTTGACAATTTTTCCGACTTCCTCACTTACGCGGAGCAAACCAGCTCTTGGAACAATCGCCTCTCGTCTCGCAGCACAAAGGATACCAAGTGGTTTGGCACGTCGTCATTTGGTGCCGCAATGGACCTCGCCCGCAACGGATGGGGGGATGGGCGTGATTCCGTAGAAAAGACGCGCGCGCACTTCGCCAGCGTGATCGGCTCACGCGCTCGCCGGAAAATACTCACTCATGGCGTCCAAGGCCACATGCCGGACGTTGGTGCATACCTCGCCGGGGAAGTTGAGAGCATGTTTTCAACTCAAACCATTGAGGACGATAGCACTGGTCGAATTATCCGTATGGTAGTTAACGGCACCGCCTCCGGAGGAATTGACGCCGAGGCAATCATGTCGCGCGGCGCGCTAATTGTCGCATTGATCGACGCACTGGAATCGTCCGCCTTCAGCGTCGAACTAACGATGGTTTTTCACGGCAACTGCGGCGGCGCAGATACAATGCAAACCATCCTCGCCAAGCGCGCGGGCGAACCGGTCGAGATTGACCGGCTGGCATTTTGCGTTGCCCACCCGTCGATGTTTCGCCGCCTGATTTTCTCCTGTTGGGAGCAAGACCACCACTACATGCAGGTAAATGGGTCTAGCTATGGCATGTGCGCCGAAGCCGAAGATGGGGGAGACATCTACCTGCCAAGCTCCGATCTCCGCGTCATTACCGATGGAGACGCCGTCCAATGGGTGCGTAACCATCTCGCGCCGCTCGGCATCACTTTCGACGAGTGAGCGCAAGCCGCTCGTCACAACAAAAACCGCAAACGACCAAAAACATCATGGGCAAAATTACCATAACATCAAAGCGAAGGGGAGCCACTGGCACGGCTTCGCCGTCCGCTGACCCCAAAGACCGCGAAGCATACTTGATGCGCGCGGCTGAATTGCTGCGCGAAGACTTCCGCGCTGCCGGTTCTGACATTCCGCCTGTCCGCCTCTCCGTTGGCTTTCCAAAGCGCGGCGGCAAATCGGCCATTGGCTCATGCTGGAAGCGCGAAGCGAGCAAGGATGGTGCTTTTCAAATTTTCATTTCTCCGGTCTTGGAGGACTCCATTGAGGCGCTGGCCGCGCTCGCACACGAGCTTTGCCACGCCTGCACGGATTGCACCGGCCACGGCTCCGATTTTGGCCGCATCGCGCGCGCCATCGGCCTTGAGGGAAAGCTGACCGCAACCTACGCCGGGCCAAAGCTGACAGCGCGTTTAAACGCTCTGATCGAGGGTGAGCTTGGCAAGTATCCGCACGCCGCGCTCACGCCGGAACAGTCGGGCGTGAAGAAACAGGGCACACGCCTCGTCAAGTGTGTGTGCGAAGAAAGCGGATACACCGTCCGCACAACGCGCCAGTGGCTCGTTCAATACGGACCGCCAATCTCGCCAGCGTCGAAAAAGCCGATGAAGGTCGAAGGCGTTGACGCGCTGGAAGGGGGTGCGGAATGAGCGCAGAGGCAATTCCTTCGCCCGGCGACCATGTGCAAGGCACACACCTGCTTGGCGCGACCTATACCGGGGTCATTCGCAGTCGCCGCCCCCATACTATCGACCGAGACACAACGATTTTTGAGATACTCTTCGATAAGCCAACCGAACTCGGGAAAAATGACGTGCGTGAATCAATTATCGTCAGCGCGACACCACCAACTTTCCATGGCGACACACAGTGGCAGGATGGGCATGGTGGATGGTTTCGTGTCATAGGACAGCACGGCCTCGCCGATGAACTGCGAAACCGGTTCGCACATTTTTACAAGCAGACGGACGGCACATATCGCTTTCCAAACTCCTGCGAGGGCGACCTTTTAAAAATGACTGCTCGGCTTCTCGGGATTCTGCCAAGCGCACCTTCGTCGCCGCATATCACACATGACAATTGACGCCATGAATCAGATCGACACAACGGGCTCCATGCCCAAAATCGCCGATACGTTGACCAACATCGAAAAACTCAAAATCCTTTGCGACCGCGAAGGATGGACCTCAACCGACGACGCCGGACCAAACATCGGCATCACGCCCAGCACACTACGCAGCTACTTCAACGGCAACCGCAATCCAGGGAAGTTCACCGCCCTCTACATCGACAACCTCGTGCAAAGCTACGAGGCAGAGGGCCGAAAGGGGCTCCGCAAATTCGTGAAAGGTGCGGCCAAGATACTGACAGAATCCTGATCACACCTCCACCAAGACTCACGCCCGACTCTCATCATGGGGTCGGGCTTTTTTGCGGCCTGATTTCAACCTCGTGAGTGTAACATGCGCGCGAACGTCACACACAGGAGAGGCGGTTGCTGCCGCGGAACCACAACAACAATGGGCCGGGCAAAAAGATTCCTTGCCGGGGGTGGTATGAACCCCGCTGATGGCTGTATCAGTTCGCCCGATACGTAATCATTAGCCCTTCGACTAACTGCCGCGCGCTGCGACTGTAGGCTTGACGGATTTCCGGCGTATCCCCCATTAGAATACTTGCCGCGTGCGCCGCGACGTTTGGCATTCGATCCTAAATCCATCCTCTTCAGTTACGCGATGGATCAGACGGTGGCGTGATCCCCTCCACGTTCGCCTTCGCGCGATGGACCTTCCGCATCAGGCTTCGCGTCTTCTCGCTGCGTCCGCCTCGTGCCGCGATGCCAAAGCGGTCGCGAAACTGGCAGGCGTAGCGGGAAAGGATCGTGTCCGTGCAGCCAAGGCGCTTCGACAGTTGGTGCATGGAGATGCCGTCGAGCGCGTCAGGCTTGAGAACCCATAGCGCCGCGATGGTGCGCAGGCCAACGGTGCGCGCGTCGGGCGGCTTCGGATGCGGGGTGCCCGCTGACAGGTCTGGCATCGTAAGCATGTGGCAGAACTCGCCGAGGCCATGCGCGAGGCTGGCGAAGTTCTCGCCGCCGTCCGGTTGTTGCGCAGCGCCCTCCGCTTCCTCCACGGCATCGTAATCGAAATCGACGTAATCGTGAGCGTGGCGGATCGGATGCAGTTCACGAGGGGCAGGGCAGTGGAGGGGCGCGTGTTGCTTTTTGTCGCTTCGCGTCGCTTTCTGTCGCTTCGTTATTTTTTTTCCGGTAGCCCGAAAATCGGGATGCGCAGTGAGCCAGGCACGCGCATCGGCCAGCGTGAACCGGCCTGCGAAGGCTGGCGCGAAACCGGCCTGCTGCATCCGATGGACGTAATGACGCGACCTGCCGAGCGCGGCGGCGAGTTCCTTGCGAGAGAGAAGACGATCGCTCACTGCGATCCTCTCCTTCCATTCTCGACACGCACGCAGCCGCGAATGCCTGCCGCTTTAAGCCATGCCTTGGCCCAATTGGTCTTTGTGTGGCAATCGGTGCAGACCATGCCGCCGATCTCGGAGTCGGGCCATGTTCCGGCGTCGGACATGCAGCAGGCGCAAAGGTAAACGAGCTTCCCGGATGCTGTTTGGACAGGTGGCGTGGTCATATCCGAAACTCCTTTCGTCCGTCTGTGCCGGTGGTGACGGTGCCCTGATCGGCTCGGCGCGCGTGGATCGAATCGCAGAGAGGATCGCGCAGGCGGCGAACGATGGCTGCGCCCGTAGCCTCCTGCTTGAACCGGGAGACGAGGTCAGCGCCGACATACTGCGTCGTTACGACGACGTGCCGGTGCCAGTTGGCGCGAGTGCGCAGCAGCTTCAGCAGGCGCTGTTCCTTCTTAAAATCGGGCACATCGTTGCCCAAGTCATCAATGATGAGGACCGGCACGCTGAACGCCTCCTGCGGCATGGAATCGAGCAGGTCGATGGCTTCGATCAGCATGACGCCGACGCCCTCTTCGCAGAGACGGCGGTAAAGCTGCCAGCAAACGCGCGTCTTGGCGCTGTCAGTGTCGCCGTGAATGACCAGACCGCGCTTTGGCGCACGGCCTTCGCTGGGGCACCATTGCGCGCCCCAATCCATAACGCGTTTAAACAGTGTGGCGCTGCCTTTGGCGTTGTCCCAATCTGGCCGGAACTCGGTCGGGCAAATGCGCTCCCAAAGCTCGCGGTTGCGGCGTGCCGCCTCCTGGTCGATCTTCGCGGCCTCGTAGCAGGCCTCGCAGCAGTTCACGGCAAACCAGCCGGGGGCAAGCCGTGCGTCGATCTGACGCCAGAGTTGGCTAAGGGGCTTGCCGCACACCTTGCACTTGCCGTCGTAGGGGTGCGGGTGCCCGGTGAAGTCGTCGAGGCCGCGCAAGAGCAGCGCGCCTTGCATTTCGGAAGCAAGCGGGATTTCGGCGAACGCTGTCGGCCCGCTGTGGCGCGCCGCATCGGATGGCGGCGGCGGTGCGTAGTCGTCGGGCCAGCCCCCGCCGAACGGGTTGCCCTCGATGTCTGTCGTATCGGTTTCGGTTGTCTGCATGTTTGGTCGTTTGCGGTTTTGTTGGTGAGCCGATCAGAAGCCTTTGCTGTGATCGGAAAGCGGCATTTGGAACGGATTCCCTCCGGGCCGATGGGTTGGCGGTGGCGGCGGGTTGGCACACTTCGCCCACCACTTGGCGAGGGCGGAGGCTGAGAGCGTCACGTCGGGCATGTGGAGGCGGTAGTTCGCGGCGCGGCGGGCGATTTCGTCGGGTGTCAGGCCGGGGACGACGCGGCGGATGTCGGCAAGGGCGACGCCCACGGCACGGGCGGCGGGCTTCGTGAGTTGCGCCGGGTCGGAGCCATCGACGGCGGCAAGGGCGTCGAAAAGCGGGTCGCGCTGGCGAGGCTTTGGCGCGGCTGGCGGCGGTTCGGATTGAGGCAAGGGCAGTTCGTTGCCGGGCGTCTCGGCAATCGGCGCGGCGGCGGATGCCGACGCTCTATCTCCATTCCCTTCCTTTCCCTGTTCCTTTCCCTTCCTTTCCAGCGACGAACGTTCGTCGAGTGCTCGTCGAACATTCGACGAATCCTCTTTTTCAGGAGGCGAATCAGAGGGAGCGGCACCGTCAAAGAATGGTTTTATTTTCGATTTTGACGGGCGATCTACGCGCTGATGTTCAGCGAAACTCACGATGCGGCCAGTCGGTCCATGAGACGAGTGCTCGCGCAGTTCGACGAACCCAATTTTCGAGAGGTCGTCGAGTGCTCGTCGAACATTCGACGAATCCTCGTCGAGTGGTCGCAGAGCGGCGCGAATCAGGCGGGCATCGGCGTAAAAATAGCCCTCGTCGTCTGCGTAGTTAAGCAGGCCGATAGCGAGAAGTTTTGATGCGTCAGACTGGCGCACCATGACAGGGTGTGACCAGAACTCAGGTTTGATGGTGCGGATTCTCAATGAGTGTTTTCCTTTCTGATATACGAACGCCGGTTGGCAGAATCAGGTGTTACGCTCTTCGACTTCGGCCTTGATGATGAAACAGTCATCTTTGATGAAACCGCGCACCAGTGTGCCTTTAAGTGCTGTCCGTACAACGGGAGTGAGTGGCACCAGCGCCTCAACGATCTGGTGGAATTGCTCGAAGCTCGCATCGAACTTTTCGCAAATTGCGGTTTCAATTTCTGACGAATCGGCGTCTTCGCTCAAATTCAGCAGGGCGCGTGCTAGTTCTTCCACATCCATCCAGTCTATTTTTGTATTTTTCATTTTTGTATTGGGAAAAAATTGCGTAACCAGACGGTGGCGCGGTCACTCCGTGCCGCGCACCTCGGTGTTACGCTCTTCGAGTCCTTGGCGCTGGCGGTGCAGGGCAAAGACGGCATCGGCGTGCGGATCGTCGCTGGCAGGCGCGTTGCACCGATGCGAGTCCTGCACGGCGTAGATCATCTTCCATGCTGGATTTTTCGGATTCACTTTCCCGAGCATTGCGGAGTGGCAGGCGGTGATCGTCGCATCGAGCAGGTCCATGCGTGAGGCGGCATCTCGGAGACCGAGAATTTCGCATTTGATCTCACGCTCGCTCTCGTCATCGAACGCGCCGACGGCATTGAGCATTTCGTCTTTTTCGTCCGCCTGAGCCCGGAGCCAAGCGGCCGAACCAAGTGCTAGTTTGTGTGTGTTTTCCATATGTGTGTCCTCATAGATTGTTGTCGTCGTAGTCCCATTGGTCTGCGCTGTCGTCGATTTCGTCACAAAGTCCGCCTGCGAGCACGCCAGCGCACGGCACGTCTCCTAACCGGCATCGGCAGTGTTTTGCCATGCTTTCGACCCAAGCCTGATACTCGGGATCATCCGTCATATCGAGAGGCGTCACGTTTTCGCATTTCGGTTTCATGGCATTCAAAAAAGCGTAACAATTCACCCCTCCAAACCCTACGGGTTGGAGGCTTTTGGGTTAGAACTCAAAGCTACGCCGCCGGATTGTGTGAGCAGATACTCATGGGCAGCGTATCTGGTGTCGATTCCCCGGAGGAAATCCACGAGTTTTTGGGCGAGGGGTGGGATTGTATCGTTCATAAATTTTGTATCCAAAAAGTCTAACCATGCGACTCGTGCGAGGCTTCGCCCGCACGGTCTGAGGTGTTCAGCGGAGCGCTCACGCGCCGAGCCTCGAAGGTGCGACGCCGCTCCGCCCGCTTTTCGTTTTTCCATTCGAGCATCGTCTTGCCGAAGTGGGCCTCGGCGCATGAGGCGCAAAACCAGACGCCGCAGTATAGGCAGCGATAAGCCAGTTCCAACGCACGGGGCCGGCCACAGGGGCAATGCACGGTGTGCGCCGAAACAGCCTCCGCCCATTGCGTTTCGAGGGTTTGTTTTTTGGCCGGATCATCGGCCATCGTTATGTATTCGATCTGGGCAGGCATTTTGAAAATCGCTGAACCATTCACTCGACGCGACCTGTCGGCGCGTCATTCGGGGTGTCCGAATCGGAATCTTTCTCGCGCTCCATCTGGTCTATAACCATTGCCATGCTAATGCTCATGTGACCAAGACACAGCACTACGAGGACGCCGAAGAAGTTGGCTTTTGCGACGATGCCCCCACCAGCCAACACGAAAAAAGCGTAACCCATAAAGCGGAAGACCGCTTCGCCGAGATAGAGGAACAGGCCCGGCCAACCATTCGCGGGAGGCAACGCCTCTGGCTTTTGTTGTGTTTCGTTATCCATTGGTGCGTGCCTCCGCTGGTGTGTTAGACTGGAGCCGAGGGGCGCGATACTGGCAGCCAGTGCCGGGGGAAATGGTCCATCCCTCGTAGTCTCCATTGAGCCACGGGGTCCACCTACCGCTTCCCTCGCGGTAGCGGTATTGGTAGCCGGGCCGGCGCTTCTGGCCGGGCCGAAGCCGAACATACTTGGGCTTCGCTATTGCCTCACGCTCCCACCTGTCGCACTTGCGCAGCATCGCACGGAGCGTCTTGGTTTCGGCGGCAACGGAGTCGTCGTCATTCATGATAGTCCAGCGTCGCGGGCCACATGCGACAATGTTGTATCCGCGATAATTGTAGAACCCGCGCTTGATCCTAAAGGGCTTGTGTTTCGTTTTCATAAGCCTCCTTTCTTGGCGGCATCCCATGCTGCCAACGACTCGTTACCGATTGTCACGATCGCCCCTTCATGACGCATGACATTACAAACAAACTTGAGGTCGGATGCCAGCGCATCACCAGCGGCGGCCAAGGCGGCGACATGGGCGCGGAGGGAAGCCCATTCCTCGTAGATTCGCTTAAGCGCGTCTATAGCACCTTCGCCGCCAAACGCTCCGTGGCGGTCGATTATGTTCACCATGGCGCCCCATTCATCGCGCAGATTTACATAGTCCGCGCCCATTTCGGCTGGCGTCTTGGCAAACACATCGGCAGCCCTCATCAAGTCGCCCAAAATGAACTCTGCTTCTTCGGGGCTGAATCCATATTCAGCGATGACAATAGAGGCTTTCGGTGACGCTTCGCCACTCCATGTATTAGCCTCTCTGGCAAACGGCTCCAATGCCTCCCGCAACTCCGCAACCAGTGCCTCGGCGGCTTCGGCACGGCGCTTCCAGTCGAGCCAACACACGTCCTTGGTTGCTTGGCAATTCAGCGCCTCGGCAAGTTTGGTGGCACTGTCCGGACCCTCGCTCCATACACAACCAACAAGCAATGCACTGTCAGGGGCGTCGGGGCTTCCATACCACACGTCGCGGGGCAGGTTTGGAAAAACAAAGTAATATGGCGCGTTTAAACGCTCTGTATTCGTTTTGTCATTCATGGCTCAGAAGGGCTTTCCGTTTTGAAGCATTCCGGGGAACGCTGCGGTCACAGCGGGAGGAGCGGGAGGAGCGGGAGGAGCGGGATTTTTGAGCGGCGCGTCGAAGGCGAGGCGCGAGACCACGGTTTTGTTTGCCGGGTGGATCTCGCAGAGATCGGCAACGGAGTAGCCGTCAATGCCAAAGCCCTTTCTGCTCCGCTTGTGGAACGCGCCAAGCGCGGCGGCGCCATCGACAGCCCATGCTTCGCTGATCCGGTCCTGCTCAAGTGGCGTGTCGTCCTTGAGCCGATAAGTGATTCGGTATAGTTTCATTGGTCGTTTGCGTATTTATTTTTCACTACAGGGCGATTTCGCGCCCCGTCAGATATTGTGTGACGGCCTGCTGCGCCTGATCGAAGGTGCGGACGACAACGGCCTCGTAGCCTTGGCCGCGCAGTGCGGACATGACCTGCTGTTGCTCTTCCCGCACGCGCCCGATAGTCGTCTTGAACTCAAGAAACAGGCCGTGTGCCTTGCCGCCGCGCGTGATGTTCGGGACGGCAAGGCAGATGTCGGGGATTCCGGCGCGAACGCCTTCCCCCTTCAGAATGGAGCCGGTGACGGCGTTGCGAGCGCCACCATTCGGCACCGCGAAAAGGAGCCGGGCGTCAGGCACGCCAAGCCCCCTGTGAGCGAGGTTCCACCAAGCGACGAACGCGGCCTGAAGGCGGCTCTCGATGTGACGTGGCATGGCGTCAGTTCCTTCCTTGCTGCGTGAGGGTCTTGTGAAGGCGTTTGTAGAAACGCTGCTTCTCTTGCTCTGCCTTACGCTGCCGGACGGTTGCGAGGTGGTCGCCGATGAGCACGCCGCCAATCGTGGAGAGCGTGGCGATGCCCATTGACGCGAGAAGCGATGCGAGTTGGCCGCTCATGACCACACCTCCGCAACCTGTTCCTTCGCCCGCGAATAATACCACGGCGAAAGGTCGATTTCCTCAAGCTCCAGCGAAGCGTTCGGCCACCAGTTGCGCGCGTAGCACTTGTCGAGGTCGAGGAGGAGGCGCGAGACCTCATCCTGACCTTGCGCAAGCGCACGATACGACAGACGGCAGACCTTCACGCCGCCCGGCGCGCATTTCTCGGCAGGCACGAAAAAGAAGTCGCGCACCTCAATGCCGAGCAACGAAAGCACAGCCATGTAGAACGCGGCCTGCCGATGGTAGCCATGCTCCTCGAAGCCGCGCTGCCAGTTGCCAAAAGCGCTCTCCTCAAGCGTGGCACACGTCTTGATGTCGAGGATGTAGGGACGGCCTTGCGACAACTCGCAGCCCTCTTCGTTGATCCAGTCTGTGCGGACCTGAAGAGGCGGGCAATGCGGCAAACCTGTCGCCTGCACGCGCCACGAGATTTCCGGCTCGCCCCTCGCCAGAAGTTGAGCGGCGACGGGATGGGCATGGATGTTCGTGGCCATAGCCTCTACCTCGCGGAGGGCTTGCGCGGTGAGAGTTTCCTTGCCGTCTGCTGACGCGAGGAATGCCGCGTAAGCTGCCTTGCCCTCTTTGGTGCGGCGGTCGATGCCTTCGGGCTGAATGACGAACTCGCGCTCGAACACCTCGCGTCCCTCAAGGGCCAGACAATGGAGCGCACGACCAAAGGACTTCGCCTCCGAGTCCTCGTCCCTTAGCGTCTTTGCAATGTAGCGCTGATAGTAAAGCTGCGGACCACCCGGCTTGCGGGCGAATGGGCGAAGCTTTGACGCAGAGATGGCAACGGTGGCGTGATAATCAGCGGAGGACTCGTCCGTGATCCGCCCCATGCGTGGGGAAGTGACGTTTATCATTTTGCACCGCCTTTCTTCGTGGCCTTCGCCGGGCCGCGTTCCTTCAGATTCAGGCGGGAAACGGTGTCGCTACCGAAAACGCGCTCCAAGCGCGACAAGGGCGTGACTACGCCGCCAAGACGGGCGGCTTGCGTCGAGGCAAAATCGTAGTCCGCCGTCCAAAAACCGCCCAGCACATGGTTTGTGCCGGGCTTGATGACGACGTATTGGCGCTTCACTTACGACCTCCCTTTTTCAAAAGAGGGGCGGTGAAGGTGGCGTTGTCACGCACGTCCACGTAGCCGGACTTCGCGAGCACCGGGGCGGTGAAGGTGGCGTTGGCACCCACGTCCACGTAGCCGGACACTTCCGCGAGCACCGGGGCGGTGAAGGTGGCGTTGGCACGCACGACCACGGAGCCGGACTTCGCGAGCACCGGGGCGGTGAAGGTGGCGTTGGCACCCACGTCCACGTAGCCGGACACTTCCGCGAGCACCGGGGCGGTGAAGGTGGCGTTGGCACGCACGTCCACGTAGCCGGACACTTCCGCGAGCACCGGGGCGGTGAAGGTGGCGTTGTCACCCACGACCACGGAGCCGGACTTCGCGAGCACCGGGGCGGTGAAGGTGGCGTTGTCACGCACGTCCACGTAGCCGGACACTTCCGCGAGCACCGGGGCGGTGAAGGTGGCGTTGGCACGCACGTCCACGTAGCCGGACACTTCCGCGAGCACCGGGGCGGTGAAGGTGGCGTTGGCACGCACGTCCACGTAGCCGGACACTTCCGCGAGCACCGGGGCGGTGAAGGTGGCGTTGGCACGCACGTCCACGTAGCCGGACACTTCCGCGAGCACCGGGGCGGTGAAGGTGGCGTTGTCACGCACGTCCACGTAGCCGGACACTTCCGCGAGCACCGGGGCGGTGAAGGTGGCGTTGGCACCCACGTCCACGTAGCCGGACACTTCCGCCAAATTCGGCGCATCAATTTTCACGCCTTCCGCCACGGCAAAACTACCGTCAATCTTCGTGATGGCCGGATGAAGCGAGCGGATCGGCTTTTGCGCATCGGCGTAAAGCGAGGTTTTAACAAGCTTTTCAATGACGCGCTTCGGCGTGTCAGGATGATGGAGCACGCGCCAGCGCACGTCCGCGTATTCCTCGCCGGCGAAATACCCGCCGTCGAATAGCATTCGCTCCGCGTGCTCCTTCGGATCGGCGAGCAGTTTGGCAAGGTTGGTGTAGTGCTCCTCAATTACCTTTGCCTGCCGCTCGTTCGTATGGTCGCGTGCGATGCGACCAAGGCCGGGGATACTGCCCTCGCAGTCCCATTCGGCCTCGACAAAAAATGCGCCGCGAAAGTCAGCCATCTGGTCATTTTCGCGCCAGAGGGCGGCGGCAACCGCGCCGGAGTGAGAGTTTGCCGCAATGTGTGCCTTTGCACCGTCGCGACGGACAACGATGGAATGGAAGTCGCACATGGCTTATTTCCCTCCTTTCTTGCCGAGCGTCGGCACAGCATAACGGAGCTTGGCAAGGGTTTCGGTGGTCAATTCCCACACGTCGAGAACGTCGTTTGGCACGAGCTTCGCGCGCTTGGCGTAGTCGAACAGCTTCGACTCGCTGACACCGTGGTCGAGCATGAGGGTTTGCAGGGCGCTGACGATCTCGTCGCGACCCTCTTCCGGCGCGTCAACGCTAGTGTCTTTTTCGGCGTCAGCGGGCGCAGGCGACTCTTCCGTGGCGGGCTGCGTTTCGGTATTCGCGGACCCGTCAGCGGGGGGCGGGGTGTCCGCCTGTTGTTGCTGTTGCTGCGCGGCACCGCCGAGCGTGGCAGCGAGCTTTTCCCCGGCAGCGGTCGGTTCGATCTTCTTGGGATCGGGAAAAGCCTCGTCAATGGACACATCGCCGTCGCTGATGGCTGTCTTGAAACCGGTGAGGATTTCGAGATGCTCAAGCGTCACGTCTTCGATGCCCTTGACGGACAGGGCGGCGAAAATGCGCTCTTTTGGGACGCCCATCTTCACGAAATACTCGATCGCCACGGCACGGCGCTGCACGAGGCTCTTCGCGTCGCCGATGGCGAGTTTCTTTGCCTGCTCGTAGATCGGCTTCACCAGCGCGAACGGCACGACCTTGAAGGTCGCGTTGCGCAGTGCGATGGAGCACGCGGCATTGCCCGCGACGACCTGCATGTCGTCGGAGAACTTTTGGCCGGTCTTCGTCGTGATGCGGCGGCGCGTCTCGATGGAGATGCACACGTTATTTTCGAGATCGTGGACGACGCCTTGTGCCACGAGCACCTTGCCATCGTTGCCGATGACACGCGCTCCGGCGCGAATGTGGCCGTAGCTGGCGAGGGCAATTTCGGCCATGCGGGCGGACGGGCCTTGGATCGGCTTGCTGTCGCCGCCCTTGCGAGCCGGGAGCGTGTAGAAGCAGCTTGCGGCGGTCTCCTGATCGAGCGTCGCGAGGCTGAGCATCTTGTTTTTAACCTGCGTCAGTTGACGCGGGTATTTGCGGGCGGTGGCAATTTGGATGTCGGTGGAGGCGCGCTCCACGACTTCCAGTGCGGAAGGCTCGACTACTTCGAGCGGGTTGTTTTCAATATATGCGGACATGATTGCTTACTTGGTCGTTTGCGGTTGTGTTCGCCCTGTCATCCGAAAGGACGGCGGGGCATTTTTTTGTGGGAACCGTATCCGCTTCGGCGCTACTAACGCCGCTACGTGATCCCCGTCGTGGTGCAGTCTTAGGGGGCGGATACGGGTGAGGGGTGCGGACGGCGGTGTTTCATACGAGCCGATGCTCTGTCGCGGGGTCTCCCCGCGCACCATGCCGCCGTCCGAAAGTGGGAACACCATTGTGCGGGCAGGACGCCACGCCTGCTCTGGTTATCAGCCTCAGGACTACCCTATTCCACTGTTTCTCGCTCGAAGATTCCTAGGTTTCCGAACGTTGTTATGGCCTTACTCTCATCCGTCGCTACGGGTCGTCTCATGGTGTGTTTTTGTATTCAGCACTCAGGGACAGAAGCTACCCGCACGCTGCGCACTCGCGCTACCGCTCAATGGTGAAAATGTGAAAGAACGAAGAGGCGAGGCGGACGGCTACCAGTGCCGCCCCTTCCTCATATTGGGGTCCGTATTCCACCGCTCCTCCTCGGAAAGCGGGATGCGGTAGGGACAGCCTCCGGGCAGGGTGTGAATCACACGCGCCTTGCATCGGTCGGTTACAAATTGGTGACGCCTGCCGATAATGGCGGCGAACTCGCGCGCCGTGAACCAGCCGCGAGCATGACCAGCGGCGCGGGCCTGCCTCGCCTCAATCGCATCGTCTGGCAGGGTTGGAGCGAGTGAAAGCGCGGCGTTTAAACTCTCCGTAAGAGCGTCAACCTTGGCGTGGAGAGAAGCGAGATAGTTGTTGTTAATGGAGGGAGAACTGGCGGCGGCGGTATTACTCATCGCGCACCTCCCTGCCTAGCGCCTAGCGGGATGGTGCCGAGGCGGCGCGCCTCGCGTTCATGCTGACGGCGTAAGAGCACGCCAAGCGTGAGGAGTGCCGCCGCCACACCAGCAAGGGCGGCGGCACAATGGGAAATGACAAGGACCGGCGGCGTCATTTGCTGGCCGCTCCTTTCTTCGCCTTTGGCTTGCCGGGGATGACGAAGGGGACGGGGGGCATCCGGCGAAGGTAAAGCTTCACCTCGACACGTTCGCGGGCGTCAATCATGCCGCTCATGAGCGTGTCGAGCGCGGCCATCCAGTTTTTTGCCGCCTCAATGTTGACGGAGCGAGGCGGGACGGTCAGGGAGCCGCAATCGGCGATCCTTCGCGCGACTTCGCGCATTTGTGAATACACCGTAAGGTGTGCATTGACGGTCTCGGCAATTTCCGGGGCCGTTTTTTGGGCGAGGTCAGGGATCAACTCGCCGCGATACTGAGGTTTGGTCGTTTGCGGTTTCAT